GGGGTCGTTGTGTGTGTAGGTACTCACGTTCACAAATCCCCCAGAAAAAAAATTTTTTCCCCAGAAATTTTTTGCAGGAAATATGACTAGTTTATCTTTGCATGTCTATGACCGATGATTTTAAATTAAGTGACGACTTCCAAGACTTTGTTGACGAACTTACGAGTGACGAAAAGAACGATAACGCTCAATGCTCCATTGATAATCCAGATTGTGAAAACTGCGGTAGTTAGGAGTTTGTAAATTTTTATATCTTTACCACCAGAAGCACACGAAAGTGTATCACCCCAGAGGGCCAAAAGGTAGTTATGGGGTCAGACGTTGGATTGTAGTCCCTAAATAAGGGATAGAGTTTTCTCCAATAGCTTCGAAAAGAGAGGATATAGCCTGTAGTTGGGGCACATTGCACACAGGTAGGTGCGGTGAATTAACACTAGTTTTAGTGTCCCTAGGTAACCAGAAATGGTAGCACTGCTAAAAGGTGAAGTTCCGATCGAAATACAAATTCCCTAAGGGGAAGGTGTATCTAAACGGGTAGAGATGAGATTATCTATTGTATCGCGTATAGCGCTAGGTATTGCAATTGCAATTATGCTAGCGTTTTTTAGTTACCAGACGGCTCTTATGATCGGCTATGCAGAATTAACAAGGCAGAGTGTGATCATAGGATGGGCGGCTGTAGTACTTTTTATGCCATTTTTTTTCTACACTGTTGTAGAGTTTGTCAGGAGAGTTAGGTATAAGCTTCAGAGTATTGATGATACCCTAGCGGCTATTGATAAGTCCAATGCACTTGTTGAGTTTGACAAGGCCGGGGTTATTATTTCTTGTAATGAGGTGTTTTGTAAATTGACCGGGTACCAAGAGGAGGAGATTATTGGTATGTCCCACAGGATATTTATGCCTAAGCATATTGATAAGGCAGCCTACAGTTCTTTTTGGTATGACTTGAGTAAAGGCAGGGTAAAGAGCGGTGAGTTCCTACGAGTGGATAAGGATGGTAATGATATTTGGATTTATGGTAACTACAATCCTATTATGAATCCCTATGGAGAGGTGTACAGGATTCTTAAGATTGCATCTGATATTACTGAGTCAAAAAAGATTGAGGAAGAGATGCACAAGAAGAATGGATACTTGGAACACGCTGCTAAGATCTTAAGGCACGATATGCACTCTGGGATTAACACCTATATTCCTAGGGGCTTGAGCAGTTTGAAGCGTAGACTGACAGAAAAGCAAATAGAAGATCTAAAAATTACAGCCCCCTTGAGAATGATACAGGAGGGACTAAACCACACACAAAAAGTATACACTGGCGTAAAAGAATTCACTAACCTAGTAAAGGAAGATGCACAACTTGATATGCAGCTTGTAAATGTAAAGGATATTCTTAAAAACTATCTATCTTCAACATCTTACAGTAAGCAGGTTGTAATCAAGGACTTGGGAGAACTAGAAATTAACCCTGCACTCTTCTGTACTGCTGTGGATAACTTGATTCGGAATGGATTAAAGTATAATGATAGCGGTACGAAAAAAGTAACGATCTTTAGAGTTGAAAATACTATTGCTATCCAGGACAATGGTACCGGGATGAGCCAGGAGGATTTTTTAAGACTTTCTCAGCCGTACACCCGCGGCAACACTAAACATAAAGGCACCGGATTAGGATTAAATATCTGTGTAGCTATTATTAAAGAGCATGGGTTTACAATAAGGGCTGAGAAACTAGAGAATGGTACAATGATGATAATAAAATTGAAATGATAGATAGTATACTACTAGTTGATGATGAGGATCTCTTCCACTTAGTTTTTGAGGATGCGTGCAGCCTCCTTGATATGACATTAAGCTTACAAGCCCTAGACAGTTCAGATGAAGCAGACAAATTATTTAAGAAATGGTTTGTTGAGGGCCCTATCGACGAAAGACCAGAGTGTGTATTCGTGGACCTCAACATCATTGGTTCAAGCTTTGACGGCATTGAGCTTATCAGAAAGATAAATACAGATTATGGAAACGGAGTGGTTATTGGTATTATTTCTAGTTCTGATGATAACCAAGAAATTGATAAAGCGAAAGGAGTAGGTGCGCAGTTTTGGATCATCAAGAGTGATGAGATAGAGCCACGCCTTGAGGAGTTTGTTAAGGACTACGAAGGTTATAAGAACAAAGAAAATCCGTTCAAAGTGTACAAATGATAACTTCTAAAGACACGGTAGAGGAAGCATTGCGTAAAGCAAAAGCTAAGAAGGTTTACTTGGAGGGAAACTTCGTAAAGATACTTTCAAAAACTTTACCTGCCGATGTCAAGGAGTATGTTGAAGAGTGCAAAGCTAGGGATAAGAATGCCCGGAGAAAAAGGCTTGATGTTACTAAGCAAGTACAGGCTCAGAACAAAGAGCTTGAAGAAGCGGCCACAGTAAACAAGGCTCTTGTTATAGAGCTTCAGAATGAAAAGGATGAAGCAGAAAAACTAAGGGATAAAGCTGTAGAGGACCTAGATGTATTGCAAAAGCGCACACAATTTGAACTTGTAGGCCAGATTGTTAGAGTAGCACTAGTTATTATTGTAAGTGTAGGTATTGTAAGCACTACTATGTACTTGGTTGGTCTTACGATGAACCGGGATACAACTTTGCTTGGAAATGCATGGACTAATTTGATAGGCATCCTCCTTACCAATAGCTTCAGCATCATAGGAACAATAATGGGAGTGAAGTATGCCACAGGAGAAGGTAAGTAGTTGGGGAGATAGCGTTAGAACTTGGGCAAGCGGTTACAAGGATAGCGTAGCTGTTGATTACGATGCATCTCAAATGCGTTACATTTATGTACACAAAGACCATGAGGATAGTTGGAGAGGTGGTGTAGAAGATAAGCAGGGTTTATCTGCTACTGAATGGCAGTATTGGATGGTACCTACTTTCTTTGCTATCATGGCAACTCTAATCATATTTGCGTTTATACTCTACAGGGACAATAACAAGGCCCTAAAAGAAACTCCTAAAGAGAGTATTTTATCTAGAATCAAGAAAAGCGTTTAGAAATCTTATATTTTTCTTGTAAGTGTAAAATATATTATTATAACTTTGCTTATAACTAAATTTATAGGCAATGGCAGACGCTAAATTAGACTTTCAACCGTACGGAGGATGGGTAATACTACCTAATCCAGCAGCAAAGAAGCGAGAATCAGGTATTATCTTAGAAGACGACGTAGCAAACAAGTTACGTACTAACGTTTTAGAGGTATTGGCCGTAGGTCCAGACTGTAGACAGACTCAAGTTGGGGATACTGTTATGGTAGATCCGTCTTCAGAGGCAATGATTGTACATATCAATGAGGTATCGTATTTATTTGTAAATGAGTTCCAAATTCTAGGTAAATTCTAGTGATTACCGGCACAGTAACCATATCGTTGAAAGATTATCACGATTTGCTTGAAACAAAAGAAAAAGCAGACGAGATAAGCACGGCTACGCGTAGAGCAGCTAAGGAATTAGCAGTATTCTTAACTTTTATGGCTACTAGGAAGGACATTGAACCGCATGTGCAAGAATTTAACCGGCAATCTACTACAGCAAAGATTATTGTAGAGGATGGCCGAGCAAGAGTAAAATTTAACGATGATTAGAACCAAGTTTGTTACAAAAGATTTAGATGAACTTGTTTATCTGATGATTGAGTTCGAAGAGAAGCTTAAACTTTGGGCAGAAAAGAATGTGAGCACAACCTGGGAAGTTACTGTTTTTATAGGAGAAGGAGAATACATAATTGAAGTTACTGTAGAAGACGATGAAGATCAAGAAACCAAATAAGCGTAAGCTTAACATAGACGGCACCACCTACAAAGTGGAAAAGCCAATACACGACTTAATCTACCAGCTAGAAAGTCGCATTACTAACCATACTCTAGCGCTCTATAACTATATGGAGGTCTATATCAAGAAAGAAGGAGACAGATCCGAGATGGAAGAACTGCTATATAAATATTGCATGCAATTACCGCTAGCAGAAGAAGTAGAGGCAGAGATAAAAGAAACTTTGAATGGAACAGAAGATAACAATTAAAGTAAATTCTACCAATAAGTACTTGCAGCTTTGGAACGGTATTTTCAATCTTACTGATATGGAAATCAAAGTTCTATCTACCTTAGTAGACCTGCAAATAGAGACCGGGGAAAAGAATCTTTGCGCATCTGACAATAAAAAGAAGGCCGCAAGGGCTCTAAATATCAGCGATTTTAATACCTTAAACAATTACGTTAAAAAGTTTAAGGATAAAGGAGCAATCCGCAAAGTAGGCAAGAACTACGTTTTAAATCAGCTGTTAAATGTCAAAACCACTGGAGTCAAAGTTAATATTCAAAGGGAGGCTTAGGCCTGTAATAACACAGTACCTTGTAGACGACGTATATGTTGGGATTGTACAAGACGGTTACGGAAACTTACTAGATGTAGAAATTATTGAATTAGAATATGAGCCAGGAGAACGATTTGCCGAGTATATGGCAGATGACTAAGAATTTTAGTAAAGAAGTTACTAAGTATGTAGCTGAGGGCATGCCTAATGTTACAGAAGAAGAATACAAACGCAGGTTAAACGTCTGTGCAAGCTGCGAGTTTTACTTAGCCGATAGGGCACGGTGCGGAGCTTGTGGATGTTTATTGGAACACAAAGCAAAATGGAAAACCTCTACCTGTCCCAAGAAAAAATGGGCACCGCAAATAGGTAAATATGGCAAAGTCGAAGAAAGCACTGATACAGGAACTAGCGAGTAAACATAATCTACCACTGAAAACTGTATCAGATATTGTAGAAGCTCAGTTTAAGTATGTGGCAAAAGTTATGAGTGATGGTAGCTTTGATACAATTAGACTTCCGTATTTTGGTAAGTTTTCTGTAAACGCTAATAGGTTAAAAAATGTAAACAAGAAAAATGGACTTACTGACGATAAAGGATAACGTTGCTATACCATCTCCGTACGTTTTAACTATTCAGGAGTTTGCAAAGATAGTAAATAGAGACAAAACCAAATCAAAAGACCGGTCTACTAAAGAGCTTGCATATATTTATTTTTTCTGTGACCATGCATCACCATTCTCTGTGTACGGGGAAGACGTAAGGGGTGATGAGGTAAAGCTTAGTGTGTTTGGGGAAACAAAATGGGAACCAGACTCAGCTATACAAGCTGCATGCGAGAAATACAAAAAACTTAAGGAGACTTCAGCAGTGAGACTGCTTATTGCAGCTAAAGAATCTGTTGTCAAGCTTGAGAACTACTTCAAAGACATTGACCTTACTTTATCAGATGACAATGGCCGCCCAATCTTTGCAGCCAAAGACTTAGTTGCAAATTTATCTAAGATGGGGGATGTTATCAATGGTATTAGCAAGCTTGAAGATCTTGTGAAGAAAGAAAAGCAAGTGCAGTCTTCTAATCGTGGGGGTGTGGAAACAAATAAGTATAGCCATTAATGTTTAAGGACACTAATAGACTACGACCGGCAGCTTTGCACTTTATAGAGCATGGATATTACACTAATGCTCTTCCAGGAACAAAAGACTTCTATGAATTCTGGGATCAGGAGCAACATAGATGCTTGTACGGCTACACTGTTGGGGAAGGCACCGATACAGAAATTACTATCACAGGTAATCACTATTTCTACCTAAACTATTGCCCAATTGACCGATCTATTGATGAAGAACTGCCTGACGGCACCGTAATAGCAAAACGCGAGCGTACATTCCCTGCATTTTACGACGGTGACCACGAATACTTTACAGCTATAGATACTTGCCGGAAAACAAACAAGCACATGACTGTGCTAAAAGCAAGACGTAAAGGGTATTCGTATAAGGCTGCTGCAATGCTTGCTAGGAACTACTTCCACATACGCAATAGCAAGAATTACGTATTTGCCGGCCAAAAAGAATACTTGATTGGGGATGGGCTTCTGTCAAAGGCTTGGGAAATCTTATCTTTTGTTGATGATAACACAGCCTGGACTCAGCCAAGGTTAAAGGATCGAGAAATGAACAAAATGTCCGGTTACAAAAAGAACGTTAACGGTTCAGATGTAGAATTGGGCATGAAGTCTATGATTATGGGAGTATCGTTGAAAGATGCACCCGATAAAGTAAGGGGTAAAGCAGGTGAGCTTATTTTCTTTGAAGAGGCCGGTGCTTTTCCAGGATTGTTAAAAGCTTGGGAAGTTGCTATGCCTACAATGCGTCAGGGTAGTAAAACTCTTGGTACAATGGTAGCGTTTGGTACCGGTGGTACAGAAGGTGCTGACTTTGAGGGTATGGAGGAGCTGTTTTACAATCCTGCATCTTACGATTGTATGGATTTTGACAATATCTGGGATGACGGGGCTGCAGGTACGCAATGTGGATACTTTGTACCTATCTACAAAAACTTGGATGGGTTTATTGATGAAGATGGGAACTCTGATGAGGAGGCTGCAATAGCTTTTGAGGCAGAAAACAGGAAGAAGAAAAAGGGGACTAATGATCCTAAGGCATTCGACCAATACATAGCTGAGCACCCTAATAATCCTAGGGAAGCTACATTGCAAGTGTCATCTAACCTCTTTGATATTGCATCTTTACAAGAGCAGTACAACAGAGTTAAGGTAAACAATCTACAAAGCGTAGGAACTGCCGGCAGACTTTATTATGCAAAAGGCAACACTATAGAATTTAAAATGGACGGGGACTTACGACCTATATCTAGGTTTCCACACAGGAAAGAAGACAATCT